TGCTGCACCTCCAGCGCCTACAGTAATTGTATAAGTATTTCCAGCAGTAACGCTTAATCCTGTACCAGTACGATAACCACCAGCACCACCTCCACCACCCGTTGAACCACCGCCGCCACCGCCAGCTACAACAAGGTAGTCAACAGCAGTAACACCAGCAGGGCATTTCCATGAGCCAGACGCAAGGAATTGCTCAATGACTAAGTAGCCTCCCGCGCTGCGAGTGATAAAAAAGTTTTTAGACGCAAACATTATGCAAACGCCTGTGCAGCAGAACCAAACCAAGAAGTGCCGTTAGCCACAAAACTGATGATGTCAATTCCTGTGGTTGCGGTGGTGGTCAAAGTTGGTGCAGTACCACCAGGCCATTTCACGCTTGTGAATGTTGCTGTGCGTGAGCCTGTGCCGTCTTGAGTAAGAATCAGAATAAATGATTTGCCAGCAGTCGCGGTAGGCATGGTGAACGTGCAGTTTCCCGTCATAGTCACGGTTTGTACAGTCCCATTAGTCAATGATAGCGTTTGAGATGTAGATGAGTTTCCAATAGCAACAACGCTTTCAGTGTAAGAACCTGTAAGAGTTATATTGCTAGTCGCTATGCCAGTTGTTCCGTCTATTGTCGTTGCCATAGTTTTGCCCTGTTAAATAATTGTCCAAACCGATCCGCTTGACACCGTAACCGTTACCCCGCCAGAAACAGAAACAGGGCCAAAAGAACCCGCATTGTTCCCTGTTGCAATAGTATAGCTTGCGGATACAGTAGCCGAATTAACATGAATTCCATTGCTGGCATTCAAAACTGATGATTGAAATTCACCAGTGGACGGTTGGTAAAGCAACTTGGCGTTGCTGGTATACGCCGTTGAAGTAGTTCCCGATGTTGCAGCAAAAAATGCGGGATAAAGAGTAGACGCGGTTGTTGTGTCGTTAGAAATAGTTACTGCACCACCAGCGCTTCCACTATTAACCGCCCAAATTGCAGTTGTACCATTGGACGTTAAAATGTAATTATTAGTGCCAATGCCTAAACGGGTTGCACTGTTTGTACCATTACCAATAATAAGATCGCCAATACTAGTAACAGGAGACAGAGCATTAAATGCAGCACCAGCAGAAGTTTGTCCAGTACCGCCATTAGCAATAGCTACAGTTCCGGTCACATTAGATGCTGTACCAGAAGTGTTTTGGTTAAAGGTAGGCCAGGTAAAAGTACCAGTGCTAAAGTTACCAGACTGGGGAGTACCTAGAATAGGTGTAGTAAAACTAGGAGAAGTAGCCAAAGCTACAACAGTACCACTACCAGTAGTAGAGTAAGAAGTACCCCAAGCAGTTCCCGTTGAATTAGGTATACCAGATCCGGGGTACACCATTGGCAACGAATTGTTAATCGTAATAGCAGCAGACCCGTTGTAGGTAGTGCCAGAACTAAACGATATCCCTGTACCAGATGTCAGTGCGTTAGCTACAGACCCAGCAGAACCAGAAGTGTTTTGATTGAGCGTAGGAATATCAGCCGCAACAATAGCTCTAAATGTAGGCACACCAGCAGTACCATTAGGCGCAGCTAAAACATAGTTAGCAGTCTTAGAAGCATATGGATTTTGAGTATCACCATAATTAGCAGAAAGACTTAATGCAGGAGTAGCTCCACCACTAGATGCAATTGGGGATGTACCTGTTACTGAAGTAACTGTACCCTGTGGGTTAGCAGCGGTTGTGATACTAGTAACACGACCATAGGTATCAATAGTTACAACAGGAACTAAACTAGCTGATCCCGTAGTGCCAGCAGTAGCAATACCACTAGCTAAATCAATAACAGGTGTAGCACCTCCAGTGCTTGTAATGTTACCTATAGTTCCAGATACAGATGTAACTGTTCCAGATCCTTTGTTGTTAAACGTATTCCAATCTGTGCTAGTTAAATAACCGCTAACACTTGTTGTAGCTGCTGCCATTGAAATAGCAGGAGTTGCACCCCCAGAAGATACAACTGGAGCAGTACCAGTAACGCTAGTAACAGTGCCTGAACCCTTACTATTAAACGTAGTCCAATCAGCAGAAGATAGATACCCGTTAACAGTAGAGCTGGCTGCTGGAATGCTAATAGCTGGTGTAGTGCCACCAGAAGAAACAATAGGGGTTGTACCAGTAACAGATGTAACAGTACCACTAGTGCTAGAGTTAACTGTTTGATTAGGCCAACTACCAGTAATAGTTACGTTAGTCCCAGCTACTAAACTAGGACTAGCAGTACCAGTACCACCACTGGCTACAGCCAAAGTACCACCAAGAGTAACAATACCTGTTGTAGCAGTAGCAGGAGTTAGTCCTGTAGAACCACCACTAAATGAATCAACACCTGTAGTAGCTAATACTGTGTACTTAATGTTTCCAGAATTAGAAACAACTTGCCAAGCACTACCATGAGTGTAAGTTAGTTTTTCTCCAACTAACAAAGTTACTGTAGTAATCTTATAATTAGTTGCTGTACTAAGCAATTGGATAGTTACAGTTTGAGTAGCAGTATCTGTATTTAATACAGACACCATATCTATATCGCGGATAGTAGAAGCAGAAGGAGCAGAACAAATAGTTACAGTTGTTGTACCATTTGAATTGCTAAGCTGAGTACCACCTAAGTAAGTACTACTAGTTTGATCAGAATAGGATACAACAACCTGTAGAGGTGCAGTAGCGTGCGCTCCACCAAGAAACAGAGTTAATGATCTAACTGTTGTGTCTAGTCTAATCATAGTTTATCCATGTGCAGCAGCAAAAGCATAAATAACAGAACTACTACCACCCCCACCTGTAGATGCAATAGTAATTGTGCCAGGACCATTTGTAATGGTCACGTTAGAACCAGCAGTCAATGTAGCAGGAGTAAAACTATGGTCAGAAGTTTTACCTATAAGAACTTGTCCATCAGTACCTGTAGGAACATACAAAGTGCCAGTAGTAACTGAGGTTACGGCTATAGTTCCTCCAGTAATAGTTACATTACTAGAGTCTTGAGTACCCATTGTTCCAAAAACTCTATCACTTAGGCTTTGAAACCAATCTCTCCAAACAAAACTTTCCCCAATTTTATCTTGGGGAATAGGAATAGTTGTTCTAGTAGCCATAACTTATTTTTCCCAACCTTTTTCTTTAGCTTTTCTATGGTACTCAGCCGCATTAGCTTTTTCTTGTTCGTCTCGTTCTTTTTTCTTTTGTTTTCGTTGTTCTGGAGTAGACCCATAAACAGGAAAACCTGCTGTACCTAACAAAGCTCTTTCAAATTCTTCTCCTTCAGGAGCACCAACAGCAGCTTGTACTTGGAAAGGTAATGCTGACTTAGCAACAGCTTCAAGTCTACCAGTAATACTTCTATCAACTAATTTAGGAGCATTAGGACTAGCATATTCAGTACCAGCACCTAAGATAATAGTAGCTTTAGGTATAAACCCTAACTTGTTAGCCAAAGTTTTATCTGGCGCAGCAATCCAGTGGTATGGTTCCATAGCGTGTTTCATGGCTTGCATGGATGTACCATCAGGCCACTCAAGACGAGTTGGATCTTTGTTATCCCAAATATTTCTATCAGCAGTCATGTTATTAATAACATTTAGCAGAGTTAAGTAAAGTAGTCCTGTTTTCAATTGGTACAACCTAGCGTAGTCAGCTTTAGTTGTAGGATTTATCATACCCTTAATACCTTCTACAGGCTGCAACTTAGTAGGGTTTAAAGACTTGGGCAAAGCAGCAGTAAAAGCACGGATAGTAGAAGTAGTCCAGTCAGGAGCAAACAAAACAACTTGTAAAGCTCTACGACCTTCAGGACTATAAGCAGCCATAGCCATGCGTTTAGCAAACTCATTTTCAGTACTTCTGGCAGCTTCAAACCAATTCAAACCACCAAAACTATCATTAACAAAAGCAGCTATTTCTTTACGAGAAGTAACTTCATCAAATGGTTTACCTTCTTTAGCAGCTTGTAACCTAGCTTTTTCTAAGTAAGCATCAGCTACCATCAACTTTCCACCAGTATGTAGATAATCCCAGGTGTACTTATCAAAGATACCCAGGGTATATTTTTCAACAGTAGACATAGAACTCTCAAGTACACGAGTCTTAGGTCCGTACTTACCAATCATTGTGTCTGCAAATTTACCAATAGAGCCTAGCATACCTTTAGAAACATCTTCAGGTGTTTCTAATTGCAAACCATCTCTTCGTATCCAAGTGTCTACGTTATCACCTAAGCCGCCTTTATTAAATTGCTCAACAGCTTTAGAAATAGCAGATAGTTGAAGATCTTTACCTGTAACAGCTTTAGCACCCTTTTCAACTAAAGGAAGAACAATAGCGTCTTTAAGTGGAGTCCACAAAGGAATTTTGGCACTAGACAACACTTCCATTAAAGACTTAGCATGAAAGAAAGAACCAATGACGTTAATGCGTTTAACAGCTTGAGAAACAACTCCTAAAGCTTGCATAGTCATACCAGGGCCAGAATCAAACACAAACTTTAATGGAGCTACCAAGTCAGGATGAATAGCAAAGCCAGCTAAGTCAGGATGATCTATTTGTTTCCAACCATACGGCAATGGTTGTTCAGGAGTGATTGGTTTAATTAAAGATTCACCCTCAACATTCCTAATCTGTTTGATACTAGTAACAAGGTTTTTGTTCTCAATAGCTTTTTCAACAGATAGAGCATAGTCTTTGTAGATATCTGCTAAGTTATCTGTCTTAAGTTTAAAGCGGTAGTCAAGTCCCTTTTCTGCTAACCAACCATTGATACCATCAATGTGGTTTACTAGGTCTTCACGAGTTTCAAGTCTACGTTCTTGTCCGTACTTAGTGGTAGTCTTAGTGCCACCACCAGATGCACCACTACCAGTGCCAAACATATCTCTAAGAAATTCTTGTACAGCAGAAGGGGGCGCAGCACCTTCAGTAACAACATTACGAGCTACATAGTTCTCATGCCAACCTTTGATAACACCATTCTCTAAAGCACGTTTACCAAGATCATCCATTAAGGTTCTAAACTTATCTGCAATGTCTTTAGCTTTACCTTCTAAAGGAGCACCTTTATCTATCTCGTAAGTAAGTTTATTAAGATCAACATCTTTACCAGCCGATTCTTTTAAATCAGCAGTGTTGTTATGGACAATACGTTCGTTAGCTACTTTGCTATTAAGGTTAGTACCAACAAAATTCTCAACCTCTTTAACAGGTTCAGCCCAAGTTTTTTGATACTCACGGAAACCTTCGTAGAACTTAACAGCATCAACTTCTCCATGCTTAGCATAGATTTCAGAAGCAATCTCAAACATCTGCTGTTCATTAGCAACATCACGAGGACTGGTTTTAGTGCGATCTAAAGTAGGGTCTGTGCTAGGAGGAGTTTCAACAGCACGCTTAGCAGTTACAGGAGCATCAACAACACCAGCAGCTTTATCAGAAGCTTTCTTTTCAACAATAGCTTCTAGAGCAGCTTTGTTAGTTTGGTTCTCATAGGAAGCTTTGCTTTGACCTTCATATGCAGGAGTCTTAGTATGTTCAATTTCATGTTGAATAACAAAGTCAATCCACTCTTGAGGAGTTTTAAAAGCATCATCAGCAATAGGAAATACACCCTCTACTTTAGGTTTAGTCCAAGGTTTTTCAGCAAACTGATCATATAGAACACCAGTATCTATAACTACTTCTTTGGGACTACCATCTTCGTTTCTACGAGTAGTAGCACCAACAGGTCTACCATCAGCACGAGTCTTTTTAGTAGAACCCTCAATGATAGGTATTCCATCTACTTCAGTAGGAATCTCAGCTACTTTAAAGTTTTCATCGCCTGCTTTACGCAAATCACTGCTACGCAATCCTTCAGTAAGACTATCTGGAGCTTGTCTTTCAGAAATTTGACCAGCAGTCTTAGCTCTATTCCAAGCCTCTTTACGGTCAAGAAACATACCATTAGCATCTACAAAACCTTGGTCATGTGTGTCACCAGTAGCTTTTTTAAGGTCTTCTGGATGTTTAGCACCAAGTTCTGTGACTACACCAGTTTCTTTGTTCTTAATAGCAGCTTTAACAATAGGCACTGTTGCATCAACTTTGGCTTTTTCTTTTTTAAGTTTGTCTACAAATGCAACCTTGTCTTTACTAGCAAGAATTTCTGGGTCTTTAAACAAAGTAGGTTCAGAAGGTTCAACAAACTCTTTAGTTGATTTAGCAGCAGAAGAAGTAGGTGTAACTCCCAACACTCTCTCACCAAGTTTAGTAGGCTTAGTAAAAGCACCGGCAGCAGCATCTATAGCTATTAATTTAGGATCAAAAGTATCTTCACCAGAACCTAAAACAGCACGTTGACCAGCACCCACACCAACCGTAATTCCACTACCAAATGCAGCTAGACCAATAGTAGTTGGTAATCCTGGACGCATAAAAGGATTGGCACTACCACCAGCCACACTACCAGCCAAAGAATAACCAGGGTATTGTTGCTGTTGTTTTTTTCTTGTTTCTACAATATTAGTGCCAAATACTTTGTCAACAGCACCCTCAAGACTAGTAATACCTAAAGAAGATAAATAGCCGCCAACAACACCACCAACAACACCACTAATAGGTTTAGCCCACACAGGTTGTGGAATAGCCATAGCTCCTCTAGCAGCAGCTAAAGCACCAGGAGTAGCGCCCATAGCTTCAGCAGCAGAAGCAGTAAAAGCCCCAGCAGCACTAACATTTTGAGCTTGCTCTTGTTGAAAACCTTCTAGTCTTTTAGAAAGCGGAGTACCAATTGGAAGTACTTTAGTAGTAGATGCTTCACTAGGGTCAACAAACCCCCCACCACTTTTTTGTGATGCAGCAGATTTAACTTCGTCTGGATCAACAAAAGGCATTACAGTTTCTTCCTCTTCTTGCCTTCAGCAATAATGTCAGCATCAGACATAGTTGGGTTTGCTTTCTTAGCAGCATCAAACCAAGCCTGTTGTTCAGGATTAAATTTGTTACTAGTAGCACCACCAACTTTACCAGAAGCAGTAGCGCTAGCGGCAGGCGCAGCAACCACAGCAGGAGCTGCGGCAGCAGCGGGTGCTGGAGCAGCAGCAGGAGCTTTAGACTCTGGTTTATCAGAGCTAAACATTTGTATTTGATCTTGAAGCTTTTTAATTATTGAAGCTTTTTTATCAAACTCAGGCATAACTTCTACAGTAGCAAGTTCTTTTTCAGCTTGTTTCTTTCTAAAAGCATTTAGCTTAGTAACTGCTTCAGTATAAACATTAGTAGCTTTGTCTTGATTAGGAGCACTTATGTTAAACCAAGAAGCTGTTTTAGCTTTTTGTAAAACAGCATCAGCTTTAGTAACTTGTTCTACTAAAGCATCTTCTTCTTTTTTACCTTCTCTAATAATAGCGTCGTGCCGTTTAAGATAAAAACCAAGATCTTTTAATTCATCACCAGCTTTTGTAGTTGAAGGTTTATCAGCTTTAGTTTTTTCTGCTTCTGCTCTTATCCTAGCCGCTTCTGCCTTTACTGTTTCTGCTGCTGCCTTTACTTTATCTGCTTCTGCTTTTACTGATTCATACTTGGCTTTTATTTCAGCCACCTCTTTATCACTAGCTGCTTTAGTGTCAGCCACTACTTTGTCGCTTGCGGCTTTAGCAGCAGCTACTTCTTTAGCACTAGCAGCTTTAACATCGGCTACTTCCTTAGCACTAGTAGCTTTTGTATCAGCCACTTCTTTAGAACTAGCTGCTTTAACATCGGCTACCTCTTTAGCACTAACAGCTTTAGTATTTGCCACTTCTTCTAAAGAAGCATTTTTCTTTTCTGCTATGTCTAGTTTATTTTTAAGTTCTTCTGTTAAACGTGTTGCCGCAGCAATGTCTTTAGCTGCCTGTTCTTCTAGTCTAGCGGCTTTAGCTACATCTGCTTTGTATGCATCAACTGTTCCTTTAAGTGTTTGAATTTGTACTAGTGCTGCACTTCTTTCAGCGCTAATTTGTTCTCGACTTTCAGTAAGTTTTTCCGTCTTTTTAAGTTCCACTGCTTTAAGTTGTTCAGCAAGTAATCCTTTTCCATTAAGAAACAAACGACCAAGAACATCTTTTTTTTCTTGAGTGGTATATGCTTTCCAGTTTTCTGCTCCAACTTGATCAGTAATTGCTTTTGTAACTTCTACAGGGAATCTATCAACAAATGCATTAAATTTAGGCATATCGTTGGGATCTAAAGCATCTACAGCTACAAAAGCTTTTGCAATAGCTTCATTACCAGCAGCAATTTTTTTAGCTTGATTAGCAATATCCCTAGTATCTTGTTTTTCAGCTTGATCTAAAAGTTCAGCACCCTCTTTAACTCTGTTCCCCTCCATTTTAAAAATAGCAGCTTTTCTAAGTTTTTCTGTATCAGTAGCTTTTACACCTTCGTCAGTTGTCAACCATGTTTTTAACCGCGCATCAGTATCAGTATCAGACTTGTATTGAGCTTCTTCCATTGTTCTTGCAAGACGCATTTTGTCAAGACGCATTTTCTCTGCTTCTGCTTCAACAGCAGCTTGTTGGGGAGCATACGCAGCTTTAAGACGATCTCCTCGCAGTTTAAGACGATCTCCTTCTAGTTTAAGTTGAGTATCTTCCGCAGCCGCATCCGCATAGCCTTGGTCGTATTGAGCACCAATTACGTTTTGTTGCATCTGTCTGGCAGCTTGTGCGCCAGCAGCCATGTCAGTCATTAAAAGTGCCATATTAACGCCCTTGATAAGATCCGTCGAAATAATTTACTTCATAACCAGGCATACTAATTGGGCCTGTTTGTGGAGTACTACCTCTACTCCCGTATAAACCAGCAAGACCTTGTAAAGTACCACCTAGTCCCTGCATCATTTGCTGATCGTAGTTTTGGCCTGCTGCATATCCTTGTCCAGCAGCAGTAGCTGGCCCTTGATTAGCCCCAGAACCTGTAGCAAGCCGATTTAAATAATCGGTCATAAAACCATAGTAGCCTTGTTGTCCTACTTTTTGTAAAGCTATAGCTTCATTACCAGATTGCATTTGACCAGAAGCAGCCATACTACGTTTAGTGGCTTCCAAAGCAGGGTCTAATACACCACTTTGAAATGAAGTATATCCAGGCATTTCATTAAGATTAGTAGGAGTTTTGCCTGTTAAATAATCAGAGTACATATCCCCAAGTTTTCCCCTATGGGAAGAAAATGGATCAGCAAGTCTTTGTTGTTCTGCTGCGGCATTCTTACCACCAGTACCAAAGAGTTGCCCCCCAGTAAGGGAGTTAACACCTACTGCTATACCTACAACTGAGGCTGTTGTTGCTGCTGACATATAGCTGTCCTTTTCCAAATATTATTTATTTGCATAACTTGTCTATAGTCAAGAGTTAACTCTTCACCAAGATCACCACCTACCATACCATGTATATCTCTATTTGCTACTAAGAACATATCTTTAAGTTCGTTCTTAATTGCTATGCAATTAGCATCTTTAGAATGATTGACTAAGTATCCAGCAGGAGTTCTATAGCCCTTTAATCGCATAGGGGCTATAACTGTACCCTGTTTAATTTCAGCAGTACTGAATATACCTTTACCTTGGATTGGGGAGTTGCTAGTTGTAATGCTATAACTCCCTTCAGGAAAAGGGATGCAATCACTTCTATCTTTGGATACTAACTCTACGTCTTCTAAAGTCCAACCAGACTCTTCTAGCATTAGTAAAAAATCTTTTCGATCTTCTTCATGCTTAGGATATTTTGCAAGCAATTTTTGTTCTTGATGTTCTTTAAAAACATCTGGAGCTTTAAACAATGTAGATTCTAAATACTCTACATCTGTGCTACTAGTAACATATATGTTTTGCCAAACAATATCTTCCAAAGTATAACCTACTTTACTTCCAGCTTTAGCCACAAACATATGTGGGGCAACTAAAGTAATCATCTGTCCATCACCATCAACAACGCAAATGCTTCCTTTAAGAAGCACGTTCATATGTTCAGAAAGATGTTCTTGACCAACTATCAAAGTGTTCTTTGGGTAGTGGGCTTCTCTAATATAAAGTCCTCCACCAAATCTATGAACAACTGAGTTGGAAGCTTGTTCTTCAGATAACATAGCTTTAGCTAAAGCTAACTTGCTATCTGCATTACCAATGTTAAATCCTGTTGTGTTTACAACAGAATTAATAGATTGTTCAAGCTGGTTCATTGTAGTTACGTTCTATAACGACCACCACCCACCGCTTGCTCTTGATCCATCTCACCTATTCTAAAATCTATTTCAGCACCATCTAAACGAAGAGGCACGTTACTAGTACAAAGAAATTCCCAAGCTCTACGACGATCAGAACCACTAAGATAAATTTGTGCTCTAGGAGCATTTAAATCTACAGACCTATAACTTGACCAATTATTATAGTCATCTCCTGTATGGCGTATTTGCAGTATTCCTGCTGTTTTATCTGCAATAATTTCTAATCTTCCAAAAAACTTACGTTTAGTACTTCCATTATCAGAAATATCTGTAACAGTACGACAATAAATAGATTGTCCATTGTCTTGATATGTGCTTACATCAAAGTAGTACAATGTAGCTGTATCATCATCTAGGGTGTACGCAATATTATTAAGTGACGTAAAAAATGCAGGACGAAAATAAGACTCTTGGTAAGTACCTGGATTAGGTTGATTACTAGACTGCATGGAGTATTGGGTCCATGTGTACCACATCTTTTCATTTAAATCATAAACTAAAGTCTTTTGAGTATCATACAAAGTTAAGATGTACAAAGTATGTCCATCAATAGTATAACAATATGCAGTAACTTGGCTAAAATCATCTGCTTCTAAATGTCTATCTACACTTGACGTAGATACTTTTATAGCAGAAACACCATCCATAAGGTATACACAACGACTATTAGTTTTACTAGAACCAACCCACAGTACAGTGTTACTAGTAGCAACAATACTATCTCCAGAAATACAACCTACTTCAGCAGTATAACTTGCAGCCAAAGCTAATGGAGAACCAGTAGCATTAGCAGCATCATAAAAAAACTGAATACTAAAAGAACCAAAAGCTACAAGGTAGTTAAGATGTTTAGTAATGCCAACTAAAGTATCTGTAGTTTGTTCAAAACTAATATAATTTAAAGCATTCCAAGTTGTAGGATCACCAACATTAGAGTTATAAATACGATTATTAGTTGTAGCTATAAACAAGTAGTTATCTAAAAATACAGTTCCTGAAACATAGGGAGTTGTAGGAAACGCGGTCATAGCTATAAATGTACCAGCTTGATTTAGCAAATATCCAGTAACTTTATTATGAAAGAATAAATATGTATCTAAAAATGTTTTAGTAAAATAACTTTGATTAGTAGAAGAAGAAGTAGTTCCTAACACTGTAGTTGTGTAAGAAGAATTAGGGTCAATTTGATATACAGTATTATTAATAACAACAACAAGTTTATTGTTAAACGACACAAGACCTTGACTAGGTGTATATGCAGGAGGAGTTATAGGTGTAACTTGTACAGCAGACACAAGTCCTGGACGTTTAACAAACTCTCGTTTTTGATCTCTAGATTCAAAAAAACAATTAGAAGAATAAGAATCTTTAGCAAAACTACCAGTTCTGCTTTCTATTGGTTGGGTAATAGGTAGACGTTCAGTAACCATATTTACCTTGAATAAGAATTGTTACTATAAGAACGAAAGTCTGGTTGAAAAAATGTGCTAGACGCTTCAACATCCCAGTCAGTAAGAAGAGCTTTATATGTAGTTGCTCGTTGAGCAATCTCTTGTCTAGAATTCATAGGAACACCGTACTCAAGAGATAGTTGATCAGCTAAATTCCAAACCAAACAATTCATCCACTCATTAGGAAAGTCTGGAATGTCAGTAGACAAAGTAACATCATTTAAAGGCATTTGACAAACAAGATGCAACTCAAAATAAGTACTAGAATTAAGATCGGGAGTTAAGTACACATACAAAATACCGTTAAGATTTCTAACATCATAAAAAATAGTGTTAGTTGTACCAGTAGAAAACTTAGATCCTAAGACGTTGTATTCTTGTTTAGATATTAACAATACAGGAATATCAACGTAGGGAGTTGTTTGAATATTACGATAGAACCCCTGAATAGCTTTAAGAGGTTTGTCTGTAATAACTACAGTAGGATCTAAACTATCATACATAGTAGTAGAACTAGCGCCACCTAAAATATACTTAGTCTGACTGGTTACTAATGGAATAATAAGCTCAGATATTTTCCACAACTTTAAACCCTCAGTACTAAACTGTTTAATCATAAGATTAAGAGCCATAGCAGCATTGCTAACAGTATCAACATCAGGCGTATCACCAATTTCAAGAACACCTAATTTACGAAGTGCTGAAGTAATGATTTGATCTCGTGTAACAGTATATGTAGAACTCATTTGTTTTCCTACTCGGTTATTCTGTAACCGTTGTCAATACCTGCTTTAGCACATCCTGCTGTAGCATATCCTACTACGGCTTGACTGCTATATACAGTACAAAAAAATATAAATTTATCGGACTGTGATGCCCGAGTCCAAGGAGGAGCTATCTTGTCTGCTACGCCATGTACAAAGTCTTGTGGTTGTCTAGGTTCCCAATCACCTTTACATACCATAAGCCCATCCCAACGCAACTGTAGCTCTTTGTCTTTAAATTGCCTACCACATTGGTCACATATGACTGCCCAAGAACCATTGTCATATCTTGGTTTGTAAGACATTGCTATCCTTTACTAAGCCAATGGGACAACCATCCAATAACAGAAGATATAGCAGAAATAACTGCCATGCCCATCCAGAACCCACCTTTAGATTGATTAGCAAGAGCTACAAGTTGCTCTATAGAATTTTCTAGCTTATCAATTTTAATACTCATCTCATCAAACCGGCGTTCATAGTCCTGCACTTTTTGCCAAAGTACACCATACTTTACAGGATCAATTTCAACAGCGTTCATAGGTTATGTCTTTGGGTATTTATCTTTAACTATTTGGATAGATGCTTTCCACGCATCAATGCCCCCGTGATAAAGCAAATCAAATTGATCTGCAAAAGACGGATACTCAGCAGCACGTTTCTGTGCATAAGTTTTTGCAGCTTCAAGAGAAGCCTCGTACTCAGCGTGCATTGAGGCAAACTCTGCTTCTGTAATTTGTACAGAACCAGCAGGCAAATAAGACTCGTGTTCTGTAGAGTCTAACCAATGCAGTTTGTTTTGTAGATCTTTGTAATGTGGCATTTTTAGTCTTTAACGAAGTTCATACCAAGCTAATAAACCTGGATTAGAAGAAGAATAACTACCACCAACAGGTACTAAAGCATTACATCCACCATTAGAGGCACTAGTTACAGATGCTCCATAACCTACACCTAAACCGTTTACCGTAATTGAACCACCGCCTTGTGGCGAAAAAGCAATGCTAACCATAATAGGTTTGCCTGTAGTGTTGTAGTAGGTGGTGTTATTTGCTCTAGAAGCTGTTAAATCCTGCCATGTCTGGCCTACACTAATTGCTAAATTTGTACTGCTTGACCAAGTTGTTCCGTCGCTTGTCAAAACATTGGTAGAAGTTCCTGGAGCAACATTTTGCAATGCACTTGTACCATTACCAAGCAGAACATTGTTAGCGGTTATGGTTGTAAGACCAGTACCTCCGTTAGCTACAGGAAGAGCAGTGCCAGAGTAGCTTATAGCTAGTGTCCCAGTAGTAGTAATCGGGCTACCAGATATGGACAAGAATGCAGGAACAGATGCTGCAACAGATGTAACTGTTCCGTTAAACGGATTCCAAGAAGTACCGTTGTACCCCTCAAATAAAGTAGTACTACTGTTAAAACGAATATATCCTGTTGCACCTGTGGGGCGTTGTGCAGTTGTTCCAGAAGGAATTAGTGCAGCATCAGTACCACTGATTGCCAAAGATACAGCAGGACTAGCTGTACCTATGCCTACTTTACCAGTAGAAACAATTAAATTACCACTAGAAATAGTAGGAGAAGTAATTGTAGGAGCAGTAGCTCTTACAGCATTACCTGTTCCAGTAATAGTGTAAGTTGCTGTGTTTACATCATTTAACCAAGTTGGTTCAATGACTGTCCCATTTATAAAAGTAGTTGTAGTCATAGGTGCTCCTATTAAACACCCATAATCACTTCCACAGTAGCGCCTGTTCCAGTAATAGAGGCAACAACAGCACGTACATATCTCCAAGTACTTACTGAAGTAAAACCTTGTGTATCACTAGTAGTACCAGTCATACTAAAAGCATTTATAGTAGCCCAATTACTTTTAGTACCATTAAAAGTTTCATCTTGATTTGAACCTTGTATAGTTACTGTAGCACTTACAGTACCTGTACCAGTAATAATAACTTGAAAAGTACTCCAAGGACTTTCTTTATACAAAGGTGTAGAGTTACCATTACTTGTTGTAGATAACACACCACTAAAAGCAAAGTAGCGAGGTTGTTCGCCACTTTTAATTCTTACAACGTCACCCATATTAAACTCCCATCTTGCAAAGGTTGTACCTATTAAAGATACTAGGAGAAGATTATTCTCCTCCTAGTAAACTACGTTACATATTAGGCATCAGAACCAATAGCAGGAAGTACAAAACCTGAGTTCATAGTTCCATCTCCAATATAGAGGTTGTTAAACATTCCATATTGAACAGCATTAGCAGTAACCACAATAGCAGCAGCGGAATCAAGAGCACGGATTGTGTTGTTTATAACAATACCAGAGCCAGTAGTAGCAGTAGTACTAATGAGACAAGCACCAGTTGCAGTATCAGTATTGACGCAATAGACCTTATTGCCTGAAATTAGAGCAGCAGTCATTACCAATGCAGCATGACTCAAAAATTGAGACACGTTGTTTTGAGCAACAGTTTGAACAACATAGTTGTCAGTCAATGTCAAACCAGTCATTGTGCCAAGCACAACAATAGGAGCAACAGATTTAGTTGTAGCATCAGACTTGATAAAACAATTAGATATTTGCAAGAAATCAGCATTGACAGTTACAGTAGTTTTAACTACTGACAAGAAACCAAGAATGGCACTTGTATCAGTAAACGAGCAATTGTCAATGGTGAAATACGCAGCAGCACCAACTGTAAAAGCAGAAGTGATACTTAGGAAGTTGCCAATAAAACGACAATTAAGAACTGATATATTATCGGCAGACACAGCAATGGTAGTTGTTGCTGCTGTACCAAGGGTAAATGTTGGACGTTTAGTACCAGCACCCAAACCAACAATTGCTACACCAGCAACGTCAAAGGCCAAAGCAGTAGCACTAGAAATAGTTTCAGCGTGACCTGGTTTAATAAAAATAATGTCTCCACGATTAGCAGTACAGCTAGTAATAGCGTACTCAAGAGTGCTAAAAGGAGCATTGAAAGTACCTGGGTTACCATCAGAACCACCAATTTGCCCAGGCAAAGTTGGGGTAGCATTAGACACCCAGTACACCTGACCAGGATGGGACTGAGTGATTGGAACACCACGGATAGTTACATTGTTAAAACCACCGGGATAATTAGACGCAGCAGATTGGGGCAAAGCCATTTTAAAACTCCTAGATTGACATAAGTGTTACACAAACAACACTATCTATTAGATAGCGTCATCATCAGGATTAGCACAAACATTGTGCTGAATACATTCTACGTTACATTTTCTTTTTGTACATAGTTTTTTTAGCAACCATAGTTTTTTTGGTATCCATCATTTTTTTAGCTGGAGCCATTTTAGACATAGGTGCTTTGGGTTCAGGTTTCTGACCCATTTCTTTTCTTTTTTCGTATCCCATAATTTACTCCTTAATAAAAAGAACCCCCTCTTTTTAGGGAGGGGGAATTGTTACTAATAACAATTAAGGACCGTTAGAACCATAGACAGCACGAGGATCAGACCAACCGAACGAATAACGCTCATAGCCTTTGGCTTTAGCATTCATCGTATCAAAGTCATTGTCTTGATCAAACATGATGGCATGACGCTCATAATACTTCATACCAGTACCACCAGGGATGGTGTTACGGATAAACCAAGCATGAGGACTTGAGAAGTAATGGTTACATTTAAAACCACCTGGCAGATAGTTGCCAGACTTAATGACGTTGATGTCATTGTTGGCATTACCTGTTTGGTAAGTAGAACCGAGGATACGTTGAGCGTTGAACAGTTCTTGACGAGCAATGTGCAAAGTGTTTGGTTGAATAGCGACCAACAAACCACGGTCATTTTGCAGACCCATGATTGCAATCACTGCATCTTCCAAAGCAGCTTCAGACAAATCTACATCAACTGTTGGCTTGTTACTCCATGTACCACCTGTTGTATTTGGGTGGTCGGTAGCGCAAAGAGCTTTACCATCACCACCTAAATATGTGCTTGAAAAAGCACGGTTGTAAACATTAGCAGCTATGTTTTCTTTCGTTTGACGGAAAGACATAGCCAAAGCTGCGGAGCGTTGTTTGGAGATTTGCTCATAGAGGTTATCGTCCATTTCTTCTTTAGTTACGATGTAACCCATTGCATACGCAACGTGCGTATAGCGAGTTACGTAACCTTGAACTTCAGAATCATACTGAACGCCAGAGCCTTGTGACTTAACTGGTACAAGACCAAATCCAGTCAGTTGGACATCTTCTTCATAGTTTTGAGTTGAAGTATCTTTGTCAAACAAATCCACATACTCTTCAGGATGCTCATTGTAAGTTTGTCCCCACCAAGCTTTAATGCCAGGCCATAGTGCCTTGGGATGGGAACTGGTTGTGATAATTCCAGCCATAATCTATTCTCCTATTTAGATGACAGCAGTGCCAGTACCGGCGCTGTAGACATGATTGTTAATACGAACCAACAGCTTTGCATAAGCACTAGCAGGAGTGTTATCTACACGTTGGACAAAACCTAAAAGTTTCAAGTTGGCGGTGGTGCTATCTGTAAGAGTAGCAGCAGTCGTTGTACCTGAATCACTATAGTCAGTAGCACCAGCAGCAATCAAGAAATTGGTATTGCGACCAATGTCAACAAGAGCAGTAGGAGTAGTTTGACCATCTTGAATTTCAAAAACAATGTTTGCATCATCAGCAACCAAAGCATATTGAACAGCAGTAGCACTTGCTTGAATACTACGAATAGTCAAATCAATGTTAGTAGCAACCAAGCTAACTCCAGGAGGAGCAACAAGGAAACCAACTACAACACCAATGATTGCAGAACCAGCAACACCAATAGAAATACCAGCAAGACCATTGACATCAGCACTACCACTCAAGGTAACAGGATCACCAATGTACAAGTCAGCACTATTAACGGGAACAGAGTACAACCGAGCTTGCCCTGTAAAAGGTGCTCCGTTGAGATAACTGACGGGTTTTAAACCACCAGGACGATTTGCATTTGCCATAAAAACCTCCAGATAAATTAAGTGAGTTTGATTCCGTCACGAGGAACATAAAAGCCTTGGTTATCACCAGTGACTTTACCGTTACGTATAGCGGCATCAATACGGTTATTTTTTACTTGAAATTCGGCTTGATCTTCCTCGTACCATTCTTGCCGTATTTTCATTAGATATCCAAATTGCTCAGTGCCTTCAGCACGAGGGTTTACAAGATACCTAATTCTTTCTCCGAGGTCGCCATTACGACTAACCACGTTCTCACTTACTCCACCTACCTCTGTAGGAGTTACAAACTCATAGCCCCCATCTAGGGCTTCTTGAACACGACTTCCAGTATCGGTAAAGATATGAAGGTGGTATCCATCAATTTGCTGTCTTACACCAAGTTTAGCTTCTGTGCCATTAAATACATTACGGCGTTTTCGTACTGTACCATCATTTGCAAGTGCTGGTGCAGCTTTCTTTTCTAGTATAGCATCTTGTCGTGCAACTTTTTCGTCATAGGTTAGGGCGCGTGGCATATTCATTCCTTTAGGTTAGTAAATTTAGTTCCAATCAAAGTCTGCAACATATTGTTCTTTGGTCATAAGCTTTTGCTTTACAAACCGATCACAAGCAGCTTTGGCATCAGCGGGTAGGTTATCGTAAGACTGGGCGTTACCGCCACCTCTACTTTGACGACCTGAACCTGACTCTACCCGGCTACCGGGAGTTGTTCTTTTTTTACCAAATTTATCGGGGAACTCTTCTGCCAATACCTCATCTAGCTTATCAAGAAAAGGTTGTCCTTTAAGACTAGGGAATTCTAGTCGAATATTTTCTCCCAAACCATTAGCAATACTTGTTAGACGACGATCTTGTCCAAACCAAACATTTTTATCTAACCACATTTGCAGATTAGGATCTACAGATTCCGGTGCTTGTGCTGGTTCTGGAGCAATAACAACATCTTTAGCTGCTTGTTTTGCTTCTTTTAGATCTTCTTTGGCTACATCCAAAGCCTCATCTAAAACATTAACTCGTTGCCCATCTCCATCACTAATGGCTTGAGCACGACTTTCTTTAATGTCTCGAATACGTTGTTCGTAGTCAGAGGCTTTACGTTCATAAGCTTCTTGTTGAAACTTTTTAAACTCTTCAGCAGCTTGTCGAAACTCTTTGAGTTGTTCTTTTGTTTGATTCAAATCTTTAATAAGATTCTCATTATTCTTTCGTAGAATAGGAAGAATCTCTCGACCACGTTTAACAAACATATCAGCATCAACCCAATCAGATTCGTTACCACGAAATCTTTCTTTGGGAACCCACCCTTGAGATTCAGCTTCTTGCAAAACTTCTGGGGCTATAGAACTTGGTTCGTTTTCATCACTCATATCTTACTCCTGTACTAGGTTTAGCCTTTGGCTAGATAGGGGTCAACAAGATCAACATCAGCGTCTAGTGTGCCAGTGATGTCTTTATCATTAACCATACGATACTGTTTACCATCTTTACCTAAATAAAGAAGTCCAGCATATTTAGCAAAAATTACTTTATTGCCAACAGAACACCACGGTGCTGGTTCGTCTGCAAAGCATTGGTCACCCATTGCAATAACAATTCCAGTAGTGTTGCCCATCTGCTCCCGTTGTTTGGAGTTTTCAGTGACAAGGTAAATGCCACCAGCAGATATTTCTTTAACTTCTTGAGGCTTAATAAGCACTCTCCAACCGCAAGGGTTGATTCCTGATTCATTACTCATGTTTAATCCTCTATCTTATTTGTTTTCAAACAAATCTTCGTACTCAAGGTTTAGGATAGTAGCGATTACTCGACACCGACCTTTAACTTCTGCTTCTTCTTCAAAGGCATTGTTAATCAAACCTTCTTTCATTGTTTCACGATCTGCCATAAGCATTTTCATAAAACGCTTAGTAACAGGATGAAATTTCCATTCTTCAAAACTATCTGGGCTAACTAGCTCTAATGCCATTTTTACTCCTTAAGGTTACATCATTGGTGCTTGCATTGTTCCTGCTCCTCCTAACATATCCATAGAAGGTGCTTGGAATGATTGCCCTTTGTTTTCAGCCATCATGGTTGAATAAATTTTATGCATTGTGTCAATAGAACTCAAAATACCTTCTCGACGTTCACGTTGCAGTGCAATGCTCATGTTAATTTCTTGTATACGCATCTTTTCTCCCTCAGTAGCAATACCAATCTTAAACACTTCTGCTTCTGCTTCAAGTTTTTTAATCTTAGCTTGATTAAGTTCTGCTTCACCCATGAGTTTAAGTAGTCCCATTTTCATAGCTAACTCAGATTCAGCTTGTTTAGACTTCATACGCATTTCTTCAATCTGCAATTTAGGATTAGGCATAGGAGGAATAGCGTTTGGACCTTTAGGATCAGGAAGAATTTTCTCAATATCATTAATCTTCATTGCTTTAAGAATTAACTGTTCAACTTCATAGCTATTGTACAGTCCTGGCATAGCAGCTTCACGAGAAGCTAGTCCCATAGCTTGTTGCATACGCTGACTATCAGACGTAATGTTTGGATCAGCGGTAGGCATAACATCTGTTACTGGGCCATCATAGTCTGAGGCCAACACAATTCCTTTGCTTTGTGCATTAGAAACATATTGCGTGTTATCAGTAACAAATATTTGATTGAGTCTATACAGTTTACGAAACTCTTGTTTAAGACTGCGATGGGTACGTTTAAAGATTCCATTAAAGATCTTCATACCTTGTTCTGCCATAGTGCGAGTAGTCTCAGCAGGAGTATTCTGTCCAGGATTTTGTCCAGTAAGAATGTCTACAGCACCACCAATGCGCTCACCATAGTTAATCAACAAGTTTAACAACGTAAACAAAACTTGAGAAGGTTCACGAACGGGAAGAGGAACAATACCTTTTCTTAGGTCATCACCAGTGGTATCAACGTGTTTCCACTCCATAGGATTGAAGGTGTAGTTACCACCACGAAGCTTAATCCCACGGCTAAGGAATCCACCAGCAGTGTTAGCCATAGTGCCAGCATCAACGAGCTGGTTGAGAATTGTGTTGATTGATTCGTTAAGGGGGCCAAGAAGAACTCCAAAGCCTAAATCATAGAAGCCACCATCAGGAGATGGAATAAATGGGAACTTAGTAAAGTACTGATCAGCTTTAATGCTTAACACAACATCGTTGTCATTAAACTCAATGTCTTGTTTTGTGTATCGCGCAACAATACGAGCAACTTTTTTGTTGTCTCTACGGACATAAACAATGTACGGTTCAGCATAGCCATCATCATCAAGATCAATGTGGCAATGTTGTTCAAGAATTTCAATGGGAGTACTTGAATCGCTAGATTCAGGTGGAGATACACCCTGAGCTTTGTCTTGTGCAATTTGTAATCCACTACTCATAAGAACAGAAGAACTTTGTTGTGGAAGACTTTCAGATATATTTATCCACAACCCACGAGCTACACGCTCATAGATTTCGTTCTTACTCATTTGAAGAACATGAGTAACTCGGTTTGCTGTCTCTAGACTTTTAGTCCAGTAGTTAACAACAAAGTCTTTAGCCAAAACATTTTCAGAAACATTATGTTTGCGAATAGGATCGTAATAACTTTTCTTAAACGCACAACCAACAATAGGTTGAGTGATAAGAACTTTATCCATCTCAGATTCCCAATCTTCATCTTCTTCAAGAATCTGATAGCTCATGTGTTGTTCAACACGAGTAGATCGCAATGCACGTACACCATCTTTATCATCACCAACAACTCGACATTTAATAGGTAAGTTGCTATCAATTAATACGGGATAACTACGAGCATGATATTGCAGTGCAGCAATAGTGATAAGGGGAAACTTAACATTGCTGGCATTAGCCCAAGGAAAGTTTTTATTTTCTGCAACTTGTAAAGCAAGCTTTAAAGAAGCCTCTGTACGTTTTTCCCAAGATGACCGGGACATCAAGTCATTTTCAAAATCTCTAACAATGTGTTGCCCAATTGTCGTTAGATCTTCTTCTCCCAACATAGTAGCAATGTTAGTCGCGTAAACGAGATCTTCAATGCTAAGCTTGTCTTTAAGGTTCATAATTTAATACCCACAAGTAACAGAGCGACCAGCATCGCTCAAATTGTTTTCTTTAATATAAGCCTCGTACTCTTCTTCTTGGAGTTCTTTGTCGGTAGGAGCTTCCCACATCTTATCAAGCATTAGACCTAGATAGGCCCAAGCATCAACTTGGTCATCATGCTTATCCCTAGGGAAACGCAGAAGCTCATCTTCAAAGCCTTGATACCACTCAGCATTCTTATCGAACTTGCAAGCCCCACTTCTCATACGAGCTTGAATGCTTCTAGCTCTTGTAAGTTTGTCACCACTGGGCTTGAGCAAAACAGTGTTGATGAACTCTCCACGCTTAAGCATTGCTTCATTAAGATAGGGGCCAATTGCTTTCTGAATCGTACCTTGTTCCAATCCAAAGAGTACGGGCTTATAAATCTTTTGGATCATCAGGATTGTATCCACAATCTCTAAAGCATCCATACGTTGTTTAATAACGTGTTTGCAGTACAACCTGCCTTCTTCATCCATACCACCAACAACAAAAGCAGAATAGTCTGCCTTTTGGGATTGGGATACAGCTAAGTCACAAGTTGCGTAATAGATTAGATTCTTCTTTTCATCCTCAGACTTTATTGGTATGAAATCTGATTTCTTAAAAAAGGTATCAGTTATATCCAAAGGGATATTAAGCATCTCTTGAGAATACACATCAGCCAAACCTTGTCTGACGTAATCATCTTTTTGCATCCTAAACTCTGAAGCAGTTTTCATTTCAGGCCATAGTAACTTTTCAAAGTCATCAGTATGAGCACGATACTTAACTGATTTCCAAGGTAATATATTTTCTGAGTATTCTTTTAGGTCTTCGTGAATAAGATTCTTATACCCCCTATGGCTAACTAGTAAGGAAGCAGGCATTAGATTCTCTAGAAGACTATCTAAGTGCAATATAGTTCCAACAATCCTAATTTTTCCAGAAGAAGATACACAAGGAATCAAAGCACCATAGAACCAACGCTTAAACTTTTGACGACGATCTTTGTTCATAACAATCTCGTCGTTCTCCATGTCGTCCCCAATGATGAGGTCAGGACGAAGGTTAGCCCATTTCAATCCCCGTAGCTTTTGTTCAGAACCTTTAGCTTGAATACGGAAGGTATGTCCATCTTCCATCTCTACAATTAGATCATCCTCTGTATCTTTGGGAAAAGAACTAACAGAGAACAAAGACCGCAGATCATCATTGTCTAACAACTCTTTTTTGATGTCACCTAGGAACTGTACTGCTTGAGTAACGGTATCTGAAACAATCAAAGCATACCTAGACTCTCGAAACAAGACTGAGGCTAGGGTGTAAGCGTGAGTTACGGCAGTACTCTTAGCGTGATACCGAGGAGCAGCTATAGCTACTTGTTTGCTGTTACTAGTAACAAGTTCCCAGATCTCTTTATGAAACTCAGGGGTAGCAGCAGGTTTATCAAAGTTCTTTCTCAACACAGAGTTGACAAAACCTTCCATGACTGAAGCATTAAGCTTGGACAACCTTAGCCTCTACATCTATAGGTACAACAGACCCCAGCTTTTTACTATCAAACTTAGCAAACTCTTCAGACAACTTGAGGAGCCTATCGTCAATTGTTTTTTCTACTTCTTCTTTGATAGGATTCTCGGTAAGCTTCTGTTGTTTGGTCAATAACTCTGTAGATATCTTTAGGGCCACATGAGCTTTGATAGGTATACGAACAATGTCCCCAGTCCTTTGGTCATACTGAGCATCTCCAAAGTCAATGCGATCTTCAGTAGCTTTAAGAGCCTTGTTCACAATCCGTTGAAGGTTGGAATCTAGCTGTTGAATGTCTTCAGTTTTAAGTTGAAGAGCAAACTCTTTAAACCAATCTGCACACTTCCAAGACTTAAGTGTAGGTAAGGGTATACCCGTAACAATAGCAGTCTGAGGCATAGACCCTAACATGAGATAGGTACTAACAGCCTCTAGCTTCTGGTTTTGAGTCCAGACAGACTTTTTGTACCTATGGTCATGTGAGGTTTTTCTACGCATTACTTACCCATTTTCTTAAGAGTTTGAGCAAGACGAGCACGTTGGCCCATCTTTCCAGGTTTTTTAGAAGCAGCTTCTAGTTTGGCAGCAGGAATAGTTTCACCTTTTTTAACACCTAGGGATTTACGCAAAGCACCTGGCTTCTTAATAGCATTAGCTATCCAATTTTTAGTAGCCATAAGTTTCTTAGTGTAGTTATCGGTATTTTGAAGTCTTATCTGCAATTTTTTTAGGTTGGGCTACAAACTGTTTGCCTTGTTTCTTACCTTCTCGCTTAGCTTTGGTTGTTGCAGCGTACTCAGCAGAGCTTAAAGACTTAATAGCAGCCTCTGGTAGGTAACGCTCACCTGTTTTAGATGATGGTTTACCTGATTTGGTACGCCACTTTTGTTCAGTCCAATCTTTCAAGGACTTTTGTGAGGTTTTCATTTCTTCTTTTTAGGTACTGTGTGGGATAACACTTTGCTAGTAGGAGAATGCTTTGCTCCTGTCATTAAAACAGTACCTGTTTTGTGTGTTTCACCTTTGTAGACTTTGCCACTAGGTAAATAGTGTGTTTTATTTTTACTCACGACTTATATCCTCCACCAGATGCTTTATATTTTTTAGCCACAAGCTGTGCTTTACGGGCAGACCACTGTCCAGCAGCAGTTCCTTGTGTAGCTGAAGCCTTTACTTGAGAAACTATCTTCTTACGAAGAGTTGGTTTAGTGTAGTTACCAGCAGCGTTTACTGTAGATTTAGCTTTAGTAGCCATATCAACACTTCCACTTTTTAAGAGCTTTATTGATCCTTGAATTAGGGTCTTTAGCTTTCTCTGTACCAGTTAACTTCTTTTTCATTCCACCCATACGAGCACAGAAGCTATCCTTACGAGAACCACCTTCAGGTTGAGGAGCTTTAAGTCCAGGCTTACCTGGATTTGCTGCATTGTAAGAAGCTCTTCCTTTAGCATTTAAGCCACCAGAAGAACTCTTACCTTCCTTACGTTGCCATGCAGGAGATTTAGCCACGATAGTTAAAATTTACTTGTAGCCAGCCACTGGCTTCTTGTTGACTTTAGACATTTTGTCTTTTATCATTTTTGCCATGTCTTTTTTATCTTGGATTTTGTCAGCAGCCTTAGTCATCATCATGCCTTTTTTGGCTGGCATGGATTTCTTTTTGGTAACCATAGTTCTATCCTTTAGAAAAGTAAATTGAGGGTGTAAGTACTCGCTGCACTAGGTATCCAACGCTTTACTGTTGGTGTTCACGGGCGAAACCGCCCAGCATCCGCTTTCCTTACAGGTGTACTGTATCATCCTTTTAAGATTTTTACAAAGATTGTGTAAATCGCAACTATAGTAGTGAACTAGTGTCCTAGACCTGTGTGTATAATCTTTATATTCTTTTTTTCTTTTTTACTCTTTTTTGTTTTTTTCTGGTCAGATATATAAGTAGTAGTAGTGTTAGTGTCAGATCCACAGTAGAGCCTAGAGGCTCTTTTTTTATGTCTGATGTGCGTTAGCTTGCGAGTCCCGTAGGGACGAGCACCAATCCACCTCTACCCCCTCTTGTTCTAAAAAGTTGTGGCGTAGTTGTAAGGTGTGATAAATCAATTTAAAACAAAACCAAATTTCCCCCCTCCCCACCACTACTACTAGGTACAGGGTAGGGCTGGTACTAGTAACATACCGCTACTAACTACACACAACTACTACAAATATAACTACTACTCAACACATACACTTACAGCATATACATACTGTACCTATATACAGTAGGGTTAATACTAACCTCTTGTTGTACACACAACTACTATTGTAAGTTGCCTATTATTTAAGCAACAGTACAACTATAGTACTACTACTTCATCTAAACTGCCTATTATTTAAGCAATGTGCCTCTTTTTTAAGCACTTATTGCCTGTTTATTGAGCACCTTTATAAATCAATAACTTACCCCCGATGTTACATACCTGATGTAGTACCTGATCTATACCACTGTTTGACCTCTGTTGCCATCTCTACACCCTTGTTTGAGATACGTCGATGTCTACCCATTCCACTCGTCCTTTCTTGTTCCCATAACTGCTGATACCCAGTTGTGTTGTGCTAACCAATAGTAATTAGCCCCCCGCCTTTTGTTCGGGTTGCCACCGCTATGCTCGGCGTAGCCTCGCTTCGCTCTGCACTAACCACGCCAGTCGTCGCTCCGCTCCTTTGTGGCATGGCTGCGGGCTACGCCTTAGTGCCTTGGCAATCGCTCCGCTCCGCTCCGCGACTACGCCCCTGCGGGGCTTGCCCTCACGCCCGGCTTTAGTGAGGGGGCTAATTCCCCTCAGTTCTCTCAACTCAACTTAGGAGCTAGTTATGGCAACGCAAAACGACTTCGATTTCAACGCTTTCAACGCAACAACTGAACGCAAACCCGCTGGGCTTCAAATCTTCTTGGCTCAGCAGCTTCTCTCTAACGCACTGTGGAGCATGGAGAAGTACGACAACCCTCGTGCAACTGAGCTGCGCGGCGCACTCGCTGACATCAAAGCTCTCCGTCAACTGATGAAAGATGACGCAATTGCTCGTCAAGCAGCTTAATCACACACAGCGGTAGCTAATCACTACCGCTTTTTTTATGTTTACTTTGGAGATTGAAATGAAATTCTGGCATTACTTACTCATCAAATCGTTCTTGTGTTTTGTAGCATTTGCCTTTGGAACACAAGACATGGCATTCTTCTGGGTAGCAACACTGTCTTTAATTTTTACTCCAATCTTCTTTATTGCGAATGAATAATATGAAAGACATTACTAACTATAACCAAGTGAAGATTGTGTACTGCTATACATGGCGTGACTATGTTGGGTGCTTTATCTTTGCAATGGCAATCTTCCTTCCCTTTTACTTCTGGAGATAACTATGTGGCACGCTATACATTTGAATAGAGAGTTTGCTACTCTGCGACAAGGTGACCACGGTGTTACTGACACAGAGTGGGAGCTTGGTTGCAGGGTTATTCGTATGAGCTACAAGAATGAGTCTGATGCCAAAGAATATATTGTTCGAGTTGGCATTGCTGTTCTGGATGCTGAAACCTGGAATGCAATGATCCGGGAGATTAATGGAGACGATGTTCCTAGTAACAAATTTGTCTCTACATACAAACCCTATGACAAATGGGAACAACTTCCCATCATTTACTAATGGCGCTCAGCCCGGCAAGCCTGGGGTCACGCGCCAGCAGAGCTGGCACGGGCTTGCGGTGGGCTTCGCCTAATGTTCCAGTCGGGCTGGCTCCCGGCCCTTTGAGGGGGGCCGTGAGGCTGCGCCCTCTTGTTTGTTTTTAACTTAGGAGTTAACTATGAAATCACTTGACCTGGTAGATGAAATGAATTGGGAAGATTCCGATAAAGTGGATATCCTTACGTTAGAAGAAGCTGGTTTAGAAGAGACTAACGAGACTGATAACGCATTTGCTTGTGGAATCTTTGCGTATCTCAATTGGTTCTATGACGGCGACTACGGCATAGCTGAGTAGTTATTACTTAGTTAATAACTATGAGCAAAGCGTTTTACATAGAACAAACTGATTATGACGACGTTATGGTCAGTATTGACATTGATATGGATACTGGTGAAGTAAGTCCTATCAAGACTCAACTGGAGACACAAAACATTGAATCTGACGACATTCCCTTTTAACAAACTTTGATATGGCCTTAGCAATAGGGTCATATTGAGGCTATGTTGCCTTTATTGATGGAGTCCTTATGGAACCAACTACTACTTCACCGACGCTGTACGCAGCAGCTACGGAGGCTCTTGTCTCTGATAGCTCTGCTACTAGTACGTTTGAAAAGATGATTCAAGTAGCATTTACACATTCAACACTGGAGACGTTTGCTAAAGAAGTTAAAGACACTGAGTCTTTGATTCGCAAAGAGTTTGAAGTGTCAGCTATGCCTGGCCCTTGGAGGTCTGCTAAGTCTGTTATCCAAAGTTCTATGAAACTGGGTCTTGGACTGGTTGATGACAATGGTGGTTTCTATGGCAAAACTCATCTTCAGAACAAGATTAAAGAAATGAAACTGGAGACAAAAGACCCCATGACCAATGATGAGTATGTAGACAAGATTATGAAACTTCTTATGGAAGTTCCAGCAGACATAGACAGCGCATATGTCTATAACAAAATCAAAGCTTATTTGGAGTAATTTAAATGCTAACAAGTGGCATTGAGGTAATGAAATATGTGCGGGCAAGTGCTGGTAGGGCTGGACTTTCCGTAGTATTTGAGGATGTTAACCAACCTAAGCATAATGGAAGCACTATCTATCTGCCTAGAATTACAGCATCCACAACAATACAAGAGTTAAAGCAACTCATGGCATCTACTGACCACGAGGTTGCCCATGACCGTTTTAGTTGCTTTGATCTAATCAAAGAAAAGAATCTTCCTTCTACCAATCCACTTATGTTTGTCTGGAATCTTCTTGAAGATTCTAGGATTAACATGATTGAATCTAAAGAGTATGAAGGTTTTAGAGAAAACTGGGATGAATGCGGTGCTGAAGTAATCTCAGAGATTCTTAAACGAGCTAAAAAAGATGTTACACCTATCTCTAAGCTTATTACTTCTTTAATCCATTGGGAAAGTCAAATCTCAGCTAGTAGCTTTCCGTTAGTGCAACTAGCTACTAACAAATTTACTCCTGACAAAACAATAACAAATGTTCTTAATAACTATTCTGACCGCCTTATTCATTGCCACAGTATCTTAAACAAACGCAAAGGTTCTCAATCTACTTTTGATTTAGCTTACGACATACTCACTGAGTTAAAAAGTAGTATGAAAGAAGAGTTTCAATTACCTACAAAACCCAAATCTACTGGAGATGGTAAATCTGATGGAACTACTGATGATGCAAAAGGCAAAACATCTAAACCAAGTGACACTAAAACTGATGGTGAAGGTAAACTTGTAGATTCTGAAGAGTATAAAATAATTGAAATAGAACTAACTCAAGAGGATATTGATAAATACTCTGTAACTATACCTGAAGACAAAACAGGTATGAGTAAAACTGGTATCAATATTAAACCTTTTGCAGAAACATATGATGATTGGAGTTTAACTGATTACAACAAGTTTGTTGTAGTTAACTATCCTAAAACTATAGGTGATTCACAATATTTTCATAAAGAACCAAGTTTTACAAAAGTATATAAAGATAGGGTAGAAAAACATCTAATTTCTCAAGAAAACTTTGCTCAACAAGTTCGTAAACTCATTCAAGTTAGATCTAGAGTACAAACACAATACGGCACTAAAAAAGGCAAACTAGATCAATCTAGGTTATCTCGTATTTGTTTTGATGCTCCTGGATTTAATGAGCGTGTGTTTAAAACTAAAATTGAAAATAAAACTCTTGATGCTGCAATCACAGTTCTTGTAGATATGTCTGGCTCAATGGGTGGAGATAAAGTATTTAATGCTTTAGCTTCAACAAAACTAGTCAATGAGGTTTGTTCTACCCTTAACATTCCATTGGAAATACTTGGTTTTACTGATGTTAATGAGTCTGGTAAAGAATCTGATCCACTGATGTTTGTATACAAAAGCTTTTCTGACTTTAAAGTAAACAATGATTCTTTAGAAGAATACTTTTCAATGTCTAGCAGGTACATGGAAGGCAATCCTGACGGAGAAAATATCTTATGGGCATATGATCGTCTTGTTAAACGTAAGGAAAAGAAAAGAATACTAATTGTTATGTCTGATGGCAGTCCTGCTGCTAGTAGAGGTATGCGAGGTATATCTACTTTTACTCACAAAGTTATTGAGGAGATTGAAAAAGCTAAGTTAGTTGACATTTATGGTTTAGGACTATGCAGTGATTCTGTTAAAGATTACTACAAATCACATAGCATAGTTAACGAACCACAAAACATTCCCAGCAAGTTGATTGAGTTAATAGAAAGGAAAATTTTAGTATGACTACTATTGCTGTAGCAACACCAACAACTTCTACTCCTAAAGTAGAAGACCTTGTTAAGAAAGCTATTAAAGAAGCTTTAGACAAACGTAAGATTGCTGAAGTGTATAAGGAAACATTTCCTGAAGACACAACAGCAAGCACAGCGTTTGAACCTGTAGCAAAACCATTACCTTTAAAATTCGTTGCATTGGCTTTTAACCAAGTTATGTTCTCAGAACTTATTAGTAATCCTAGCACTCACGCACATGATGACTTTCCTGTCACTACTTTCCACGATTACAAGTGGGATGAACGTGTAGCTTCATTTGTTCCTAGTATCAATCCTGATTACGTCATTGATGCGGAAATTGCATCTAACATTCTTAGGGCTTGGGAGCTTAATGAAAAAGTGCTTTGCTTTGGTCCTACAGGTGCTGGTAAATCTAGTCTTATTGAGCAGCTATGTGCTTTGACCAATCGTCCATTCGTTCGTATCAATTGCACTGGAGACATGGATTCGTCTATGATCTTTGGTCAACTAACAGCTAAAGATGGTTCAACAATCTGGGTTGATGGTGCTGTTACCGATGCTGTCAAGTATGGTGCAGTGTTTGCTTGGGATGAGTGGGACGTAACACCTCCTGAAATTTCTATGGGTCTACAGTGGCTACTAGAAGACGAAGGCAAGCTCTTTCTTAAAGAAATGCCCGGTAGCACTAAAGACAAGCAAATCACTCCACACGAGCATTTCAGGCTTGTAGCTATTGGCAATACACAAGGCCAAGGTGATGACACAGGAGCACACGCAGGTACTAACGTACAAAACTCAGCTACTTTAGATCGCTTTGGTACAGCAGTCTACATTGGCTATCTTGATCCTGCTATTGAGGAAAAGATGCTTACAAACAAGTGGGGTAGGGTAATCACTGGTAAAACAGCTAAGGAACTTGTTAAACTCGCCAACCTTGTCCGTCAAGGCTACCAAGCTGGACAGTTCAACTTAACCATCTCTCCTAGGTCACTGTTTAGCATCTGCAAGAAGCTATCACATGGTTCTACCTTAAAGAAAGCTTACAAAGTGGTTTACCTTAACAAGCTCAATGACACACAACGCAAAGTTGCTGACGAGCTATTTATCAAAATTTATGGCAAAGACGTAACCTAAAACTTAAAACCACAAAGCTCTCCTTCGGGAGAGTTTTCCATTTTAAATTTTAGAAAGGACTCCATGAAACAAACTCCTAAATCATGCAGTTGTTCAGCGTGTAAAGCTGGAAAAACTACTAAAGGTGGTAAATACATGATGAATAGAAAAGAGCGTTCTATTCGTACAGCATGGAGAAACCAACGTACTAAAGAAGATCCAGTAGTAGCTCCAGCACCTAGCGGAAACTACTTTGATTGACTGTAAATTTATAAGGAATAAACATGGATGTATCTACTTTATGTGTAAATTTGTTAAATCAACTTAACATTAGAGATTCAACTGCTAACTCAAAAATAACTGGTCTTGGTGAAATTGTATGGATGTTTAATAACTCTGAACTTAAAGAATATACAAACAATGTAATTACTGAACTTGTTCCAGAAATACTTGACACTATACAGTCTTTAAAACATGATTGACCGCAAACTTATCCTAACAAATGCTCCTAGTAACATTGGAGATCAAGTGCATATCAATCATGCAGGATGTCCAGCAGGCAATGACACAAAAAAGCGGCTGTACATCAAACGCTCTGACCGGGGACTAGTAGCATACTGTCACCACTGTAACGAAACTGGGTTTGCTATAGATAACGATGACCAAAGACTTGGTACTTGGCTGTTTGACAAATCAAAAAGTGCTGGCACAAAAGATGCTCCTACTATAAGGTTCGGCCCCCTTAGCATTGAAGGTATGGTTTGGTTGCGTACTAACTACTGCAATCCTTCAGATACAAACTTTACTGGTGTGCAAGGACAAAAGAACAAAGTGGGTTTGTATTTGTATGACCCTAATGGAACTGTTGTTGGTTGGCAAGTTAGAAACTTAATACCTGGTGCAAAACCTAAGTACTTAACTTCTTATTTCAACGCACATACTAGCCAAGGAGATGCAAGTTGGTTTTATAACGGTAGTAAGTACTTAGTTATTACTGAGGATTATCTTAGTGCTTACAGAATATCTAGAGATACTAATTTTTCTTCTGTAGCATTACTTAAAACTACTGTATCAGACAAGACTTTGCAGCAAATACATGACCTTGAATTTGACAAGATATTTATTTGGTTAGACCCTGACAAAGCAGGAAGAGAAGGAGCATTTAAAACACTTAAAAAACTAAACCACTATTTACCTAAAGAAACAACTTTTAAAATATTAACTCTTGATAAAGAACCTAAAGAATGTGTACCTACTGTATTAAAAACATTTCTTGAAGGACATCAAACGTGACTATCCTTAGACCTGAAAGTAAAGTAGATTGGTGGGATAAAAAGTCTAGTGTTGTAAGCAAGGTTAGGGCTTCAAAAGACTTTACTACTATAACTAGTACTCCTACTATTTGGTATAAATTTACAGAGTTAACAGAAGAAGAAATATTAAATGCAGCTAAAGAAGTGTATGAAACTGTTAATCATCCTATCGCTTTATCTGATGAGGAATATTTAATGGTTATGGGAAAAGTTGTACAACAGTTATTGAAGGCTAAAAATGGATTATGACATTTTGTATCTTTGCGCTCAAAGCAAAGAAAATCTACAAAAATATAGGAGATACATTAAACCCCATGTAGTTGTAAAAGAAACTAACATCATTCTTGATGGTATGGATAAGTACTACAAAACATTTCCCGGCATTACAGATTTTGCATGGGATTCGTTTTCAGCGTATTTGATAGCTGACCAAAGCAAACGATTGACTGACGATAGCATTGTCAAACTTCGTATGACATTGACTAAAGCTAAAACGTATGAACCGCATCATGCACATGAAGAAGTAATCAAAACTCTTATTGAATTGGACTATTTAGCTCAAATCATGGAAGAATGTGAAAAAGTCAAAGAAGGTACTAGCGACCTTGAGCACGTTCACATCCTAGCAACCAATGCTCTTAAAAGCGTGGAGAGATATATTGAAAAAGATGAGTTGTTTGTTTCTGCTGATCTTTCTAGCATCGCGGATAGGATTAGTAGCTCTGGCTATGAATGGCGTTTGGATGCCCTCAATCGTTCTCTTGGGCCTCTTCGTACCGGTAATTTTGTTATTGTTGCTGCCCGAGTAGAAGTAGGCAAAACTACGTTTCTAGCAAGCGAAGTTAGCTACATAGCTCAACAAATGCCAGCAGGTCGTCCTGTTATTTGGGTTAACAACGAAGAAGAATCTTCTGTTGTGTTCTTTCGTATTGTTCAAGCAGCGTTAGGTGTTGAAAGCAAAGAGATGATTGCTGATTCTAAAGCTGCTATGACCGCATACACAGCTCTTATGTTAGGCGACAAAGACAAGATTCGTGTTACTAAAGACACCAACCACATTCGTGACTTAGAGACTTTGTTTAGAGAAGTCAATCCGGGCCTAATCATATTTGATCAACTAGACAAAGTAGATGGTTTTAACAAAGGAGATGAACGTGAAGACATCAAACTTGGAAAGATCTACAAGTGGGCGCGAGAGCTTGCTCGTACCTATGGCCCTGTCATTGCAGCTTCTCAACTTAGTGCTTCGGTGGTGGATATTAAAGATCCTCCGTTTATCGGGATGGATGCTCTCCGTGGAAGCAAGACGGATAAGCCGGGTGAGGCAGATGCTGTTATCACAATTGGAAAGTACAAAGAACCCAAAACTCCAGAGGAAGAAATGATTAGAACTATCAATGTTCCTAAGAACAAACTACCTGGTGGTGGTGGTAAACAAATGGAATCTGAACGTCATGGTCAATACCTTGTAACCATTGATCCTATTCGTGCTCGTTTTGAATAAACACAATGTCATCACTTACACCAAACTGCATAGCCATTGACGTAGAAACTACGATGCTTGGCAATGAAGACATAGGGTTATCACATCCTATGTACGGCCCTAACTATGTTGTTCTTTTTGGGTCAACCAACGTACTTGGTGATTCAATAGTTACTGACGACCCAACTACTTTTCACAAAACAATTGCAAGCCATACAAACACACTAGTTTGTGGTCATAACATATCGTTTGATCTTATGTATTTGTATAGGTATGGATCGTTAAAACATACTTTGCAAAACTATAAACTGTGGGACACACAATTAGCAGAATACATCCTGTCTGGTCAACGTACTAAGTTTTCTAGCTTAGATGAGTTGTCTATTAAATATGGCTGTCCTGTCAAAGATGACAAGATTACTGCGTACTTTAAAGCAGGTATTGGGTCTGACAAAATTCCTCGTGAAGAACTTGAACCCTACTTACACAGAGACTTAAAGAACACTTGGTCTATTGCTATTAAACAGTATGAAATTGCAGAACGTCAAGGACAACTAGCTTTGATTCAAAGTCAAATGCAAGCATTGCATGGCACAACAGAAATGATGTACAACGGCTTGCACATTGATAAGAAACGATTAGATGCTTACACAGTAGAAGTTGTTGACAGTTTTGTTGATGTCAAATTAAATCTTGAGAAACTTGTAGCGGAATTAATTGAAGACATTAACAGTCCTAAACAATGGAGTCAGTTTTTCTTTGGTGGTACTAAACGTGTCAAAGTCAAAGAAGAGGTAGGTGTTTACAAGAACGGCAATACCAAATACAAACTTGTAGAAAAGTCTGTAACAATTAAACCTGCTATTGCTTATGTTCCTGATCCTGACAAAGTATCTGCAAAAACAAAGCAAGTGTCAGTTGACGAATCTGTGCTTAGCGATATGCTTAATCACACTTTTAAACCTGACATTGTTGCTATCATTAAAGCGTTAATGAAATATCGTGAGTTATCTAAGCAGTTATCAACGTACGTACAAGGTCTAAGCAAGCACGTTATTCATGATTTTATTTATGGCAAGCTTAATCACACAGCTACAATCACAGGTCGGTTGTCTTCAACTAACCCTAATTTACAAAATATTAGTAATAACCCTATAAAACAAATCTTCGATTCCCGTTATAGTGGAGGACTTATTGTTGAGGTTGACTTTAACCAGCTTGAAGTAGTTGCATTAGCCCATGTTACTAGAGACAAACAACTTATCGCAGACATCTCTGGTGGAGCAGACATCCACTCAGAACTTTATAAAGATATGTTTGGAAAATATCCAACAAAAGAAGAACGCAAGCCCTTTAAATCACGAACCTTTCAACTCATATACGGTGCAGGTGCTAAAGCTATCAGCAAACAAGCAGGGTGCAGCATTGAAGAAGCTAAAAAATTTATTGATGTGTTTTACACTCGCTACCCAGATGTGGCTAGGTGGCATGAAGAATTTGCACACGACATTGAGTCGTCATCAAAGCATTTAACAGATTCAACAGGTTTAATGGAGAAATTTAAAACGTGTGTGTGGGTCACTGAAACAGGTCGTAGATTTACGTTTGCTGAGTACTATAGCAAAAATACTTGGTCACCAAAAATGTACAACTTTAGTCCTACAGAAATGAAGAATTATCCAATTCAAGGTTTAGCTACTGGAGATATTGTACCTATGATGGTAGGTGTTATCTTTGAGAAGCTAAAGGGCAGAGAAGGCATCAAGATGGTTAACACTATCCATGACTCTCTAATGTTTGACGTAAGAGCTGATTTAGCAGCAGATTTTATATTGGAGGTAACAGATATTCTAAAAGATACGGACAAGTATTTCTTAGAGACATTTAAAACGCCGTTGGCCCTAAAGCTCAATGCAGGGGCTTCACTCGGTACTAATTGGTACAACATGGAAGAAGTTAGCCTATGACAATGATGACAGGTATTGTGGAAGCAATGTCCACAAAAGACGTAACTACTAAGTTTGGCGTTAAACCAACTTACTCAATTAAGATCAACGGGGGTTGGGTTAAATGTGGGTTTAAAAACCCTGAAGTACAAGTTGGCTATGAAGTTGAATTTGATGGTACTACTGGTTCCTATGGCGTTGAGACTAAGAAAATAGAGATTCTTAAACGCTCAGCAGCAACCACAGCAGCGGTGTCAACCGCTGTTACTAGTACCGCTGCGGCTCCCAAAGCCGCAAGCGGCTACAGCAGCTACAAAGAAAAGGTATTCCCCATTCCAGCATTACATGGTGACCGGGCAATCGTTCGTCAGAACGCACTAGCTCGTGCTACCGACTTGTATATTGCTGCTCGTGGTGGTAAGCCCTTTGAGTTAGAAGCATCAACTCTTAACCTAGTCATTAGCTTTGCTCGTAAGTTTGAAGCTTACACAGCAGGTGATCTTGACTTGGCAGAAGTGATGGAAGAAGACGCAGCCGAATTAGATAAACAAACTGATATTCAATTTTAAGGAGTTAGTTATGGAACAAGTTAAACGTGGTCGTGGTCGTCCCCCCAAAGCCAAATCTATGGCAACAAACCCTACTCCTGTTGAAAAGGATGTTTTACTAAGTTTGATCCAGCAAAAGTTTATGGATACCTACGGGTTTGCTACAACTGAAGCTCAATCAAAGATGTTTCTATTGACTCTTGTAGCTCAAGTAGAACTGTAAGTTTTTAGGGGGGAAAGCAGATGCTGCGTAGTGCCGTCACGGACTCTAGAGCGCAGTGCAGCGAGTACCCCCACCTTTTTAGGAACAATCATGGTTATTAAAGACAAACAAGAAGCTGTTTACTTTATGTGTACCCTTATTAAGGACTTAGAAATGCTTAAAAGGGGTGAATGGATTCCTGATGAAGACTCTACCCAAGCATCTATAGATGCAGCAGATGCAATTCTTAAATACATCTGGGACAAACTTCCATGAAAGCATTAGTCGATGGCGACATCGTAGTTTATAGGGCTGCTGCTTCAGCAGAACAAGACGACCAATGGGTAGCTTTAGCTAGAGCAGACCAGATGATGCAAGACATACTTGCAGACACTGGATCTACTTCTTACAAGGTGTACCTTACAGGTGGGGATAACTTCCGTAGGGAGTTAGACCCTAACTACAAAGCAAACCGTCCTGACAGCAGGCCAGCACACTGGGCTGCGGTTAGGGATTTCCTAGTAACACAACACAAAGCAGAGGTATGCAATGGATATGAAGCTGATGACCAACTGGGTATTGAGCAAGATAAAGAACATGGCTCAACAGTCATATGCAGCATTGACAAAGATCTACTCCAAATCCCTGGAAAGCACTACAACTTTGTTAAGAAATCTTTTCAAGAAATAAACAAAGATGAAGGTCTTAAGCGATTGTATATACAAAGCCTTGTAGGAGATCGTAGCGATAACATTTTTGGTATAGCTGGCATAGGCCCAGTAAAGGCAGAACAGGCTCTAGCAGAGCTTCTACCTGAAGAGTGGTACAACAAGTGCCGTGAACTCTACAACAACGATGAGCGCTACCACCTCAATATGAAGCTGTTGTATATCTGGCAAAAACCTAACGATATGTGGACACCCCCAACCTTGGAGACACAACATGAGACTTAACCCAGTAGCAGTATTATTTTGGATATTTTGTGCTCTTATAGGTTACATCATTGGAGGTGATACATATAGTGCAGCAATTGGTGCTGCTTGTGCTATAGGGTTCTCACTTTTTTTACAAGCTATTGTTTAATGCCAAGACCTAAACAACATAACCCCAGTGGGTATCGTAGTGGTCTTGAAACTAAGTTCCAAGCTGCTTGTATAGCAAATGGGTGGAATCTAGGCTACGAACAAGACAAGATCAAGTACGTCATACCTGCAAGTAACCACAGCTACACACCAGACTTTACTGTTACTAAGAACGTATACATAGAAACAAAAGGTCTATGGGTAGCATCAGACAGAAAAAAAGCACTACTTATAAAAGAGCAACATCCAAACATACGCATCTTGTACATTTTTCAACGTGACCAGAAACTATACAAAAAAAGTCCTACTACTTACCTAGATTGGGCAGCTAAACAAGGTTTAGATGCTTGTGTATTTTCTAATACTAAGCATTGGTCAGACTACATATTAAGGCACATATGATTACTTTTATTAAAAAACTACTTCGTACACCTACCCCAATAGAAATGATTACAGAAGAGCTTATGGAAGCTACTACATCAAAGCTAGAAGCAGAGTCTGCTCTTGATTATGCCTTTGCTATGGTGCAGTACCACAATGCTCGTATAGAGCGTTTAAATGAAAGCTTAGCCTCTTACCACAAAGCTGCAATGCAGGAGCAAGAATGAAAGAAGACACCACACCCATCGATCCGACATGGATGCAAAAAACAGGCGGCTTTGCCCGCGACATGACCCTGCGTGATGAATTTGCGGGACGGGCTATGCAGGGACTGATGGATGCAGCCATGCCAATGCCAGAAATTGCAGACGCAGCATATGACATGGCAGACGCAATGTTGAAAGCGAGGGAGCAATGAACTTCAAAGAACTATGGAACAGCCAAGCAGACTATCAGAACCAATGGGACAGTTTGGGCGAAGATGAAAAGCTAGAGTTTGTAGCCGCACAAGTACGGGCGCGGTGTATTGAACTGGTGCTGGCAGGCTCTTCTATGCCGATACAGACACGAACGCTTGAAGCCTTGCAGCGTGACCGCAAGCGCATTGCCAAGTTGATTGAGGAGGATGGGAAATGAACGACGAAGATGATGACATGCTAGTCAGTATGTTGTTTACAGCGTTGACCGTCATGGTGGTGCTGTTTGTCGTAGGTGGTGTTGGCCTAATCGTATGGAGTTTTTTATGAAGACTGAAGAAGATGAAGCGTTTGATGAATTGGCAAAGCGGCAGGGTGACTGGGGCGGTGGGTTTAAAGCTAAGCAAGCAATGGCTGCGGACAAGCAACATTGGAACGAAGATGAATGGCGTAAAAATAACTGGCGGTGTCATCATGGCTGGTTGCGCGGAGAGCAATGCGAAATCTGCAATGCAGCACAGCCAGCGCAGGAGCCTGACGCACTGACCATCGCGTATCAGTCTGGCTTTTACGACGGCAAGAAAGCGGCACAGCGCCCGTGGGTAGGGCTGACGGAAAAAGAAGCAAAAAGTTTTATAAATTTTTACAAAATGGATATTGTCCGATTTGTTGAAGCCAAACTCAAGGAGAAAAACACATGACTCGCATTGAAGAGGATGATGACACGCAGGGTTACATCTACGCAGATCCTAATTCTTTAACTATTGCATACCAATCAGGTTACTACGATGGCAAGAAAGCAGTACTGGCTGGACGGGAGTGGAACTTTTGCGAACGCTGCGGTAAACGCACAGCCGACAAGACCGCTATTCATACTTGCACACCACCACAGGAGAACAAATGAAAGAAAGAATGACTTATGGACTGTATGAACCATATAAAGTTACTAATAACCATGTAAGTAGCAAACGTCTATCTCTTAACCGAGGTAAAACCTGTTGGCAATGTCAACAAGACTCAGTGCCTCAACAAGGATCATTATTTAAACAAGTAGGAAACAAGTACATCTGTAAAGAATGTATAGAAGAAAGGAAACTTCGTGATAACTAACAATAAACCGCAAGTTATTATTGACTACGCATTGCCTTGCATGATGGCAGAGAAAGCCCTTAAAGACTCCCACAATGCTGTTTTAGAACAAGACTTAGACCTAGCTATGACTCAAGCAATGGAAGCTGTTTTACAAAGCAGAGTGTTGTACACATCACTACGTCACATGAAAGAACAACAGCAATGAAATCCACTCACGCAACAATACGCAAAACTTTAAGAGGCCATGCAGATGGTTTAACTGTTAGTGAGATTGGAGATAAGACAGGTATCAATACAGACACAGTACGAATAGCATTAAAGCATATGCCTGACTGTTATATTGACCGTTGGACAGCTTCTAACCAAGGTAATTTAGGTGCTATATGGATAGCAGTAGATGTACCAGAAGACTGTCCTATGCCATCTAAATCTAAAGTAAAAGTTACTAAGAACTATTTATCAGCAATGGCTTACCTTGATTAGACTTAGGTTGTTCCATAACTTTAGCTGGAGCAATAATACAACTTGTATCAACAGTTGCATCAGTGTTCTTTTTATACCAGTCTTTTTTTTCTGCAACAGATTGTTTACATTCAGCTTCATCTTGATACACTGTTAATTGCTGTAGAAATGCACATTGTCCATTAAGACATATGTAAAGGACTGGAATAAATAAGTTCATTTAAGTAATCTTTGCGCCAGCTTGAAGTTGTGCAATGGTCAGGCCACCAGTGTATTGGAAATGCGGGAACTCTTTGAAGTCTTTCCAATCGCCAGCCCACTCTAGCCCGCATGATTTACCAATCTCACCAATTTTTTGCCAGATGGGGTCTTTAGTACTCCATACAGGTTTGCCATTGACCAATGCCACTACATCCAATGCACAACGCCAATTGTGCCAAGACTGACCCGGTTTGGCTTTGGTAACCACATCTCCAGGAGTTGTGCGACCTTGGGCATAAAGTGCAGCTTGGCTTTCGTTGTCTCGATAAGTGGAAGTCACCAACAAGTCAATCCCCTTGGCTTTAGCGGTTTCTACAAAGGCTTGCGCTCGTTGTTTAACGGGTAGGGCTAGGTCGTCAAGGTTGCGAGAGTTAATCATTTTAATGTTTCCTCATTTGTTTCACCGTGAGACAACTTTACGCCAGCTAATAGACCAATGAAACCGCCGACAATGGTCTGGAATGCGGGAGAGATGAGTTTAAAAATTTCGGCGTTGTCCACGACTGGATTAAACAGGCCCGCCATTAAAACCCCAACCATTCCAATCACTACAACGCAAAGGGTAAAGCTAACCATCAGGGTTACAAGAAACGTCAGCTTGGCTTTCATTTAGGTGGCTCCGATTTAGCCAGCAATTCGGTCTTAGCTTGGCTGCTGGCGCTGGAGCCAAAGTAGAAAGCCATTACACCTGTCCACGCAGTTGCCAAACTGCCAAGCATCAGCATCAGTGCGTCCGATGTCTTAAAGTGCTCTGTCATTAAGCCCAGCAAAATCCCAAAAAACCCAATAGTCACAAACACTGCAAGCAAAGCAGGAATCCAGGATTTAGTGGCAATCTGCATATCCCGAGCAGACTTCTTATCTTCTGCTGTTAGTTTAGCAAAATCTAAATTCATAGATTGAGCTTGTTTTTTTAGTTCTAGTTCTGCTAGTTGAATGGATGCTATTTGTTCAGCAGTCAACTTGTTGCTACTAATAACATTTTGAACTTCATCAGGTTCACAACCAATAGCTTTAGCAATGGCAGAAACAGCCATTCCAGCCAAAGGACCACCTAGCGCCGTAGCGATAGTGGGAGCAACAGTTTTAAGCCATTCCATTAGAAACCCCTATTAGTAATAACGTGAAACAAAGCACCAACCAAAGGAACAATAATAGCCGAAGCACCTGTTAACCACAAGGTGTTCATAATGATTGCTACCTTAACTTCTTTATCCTTCTGCTTACGCTCTGCCTCTTCTCTTTCAAGAGTATTGCGTTCTTTAATCATCCTAGTCCGTTCAGCCATCATCTCTTCCCACACTTGTGCATTACCGCTATAGAAAAGAATGTCCTTTAACTCTTTCTCATGCTCACGCAATGCTTTAGAAGCCATTGCTATTTGAAGTGCTTGAGAACTTATCTGAGCATCTGTCTTTCCTATAGAAGCAATCCGGGCTTTGCTGCTTGCTAAATGAACTGTATCTGCCGCTTGATAAAAACTGCTGAATTCTTTGTATAAGCCGTGGATGTCTTTGCCAAGGGCTATGGCTTTTTTATACCAGCTACAGCACCTTGTGCCATAGCAAATGCGGTGAACGGGTCAATCATTTTTTATTCACAACTACCCATCGGCAGATGCGTCCGTCTTTGTCTACAAACTCATTAACTCCAAGTTTATCATCAGCTTTAGGTTTTCTACAAACTAAGACTGTTTTAGTTTCTGTACCGGGCCAAGGATTCTCAGCAGAAGTTAACAAATGAGTGTCCATTTTATTCCTGTAGTTTCCAAGACGTTGTAGTTTCATCCCATGTATATAACCCATCAGTGGGCATTACAACAGGCGCAGTCCATTGACACGTTGCCTCTATTAGTGTCCAGCTTGGAAATGGCTGTGAAGGAATAAAAGCGTTGCGACCTTCATCGTAGGTGTAGCCAATGCCAGCATAGTTTTTGCGGATTTTGCCGTTGTAGCTAGTCTGTTTCCAATCACCACCAAACAAGCGTTCACAGAAAGCAGCACCAATGTACTCTTTTTCTGTGCCGTGCGCGTCAGAAGTGTCCTCATTGCCAATCACAATCACTTGTGTGACGATGCCGTTTTCAATCTTTGCAAAGTGTGCCATTACATCTCCAGTTTCTCTAAAATCTTAACTGTCCAAATGGTTGGAATTGAATCCTCAAACGCCTTAATCTTTTCCATTGTTGCGTCAATTTCTTCCCATGTTGGGCATGGTCGGTCATCTTCCCAGCGCGTGATGGTGCGGTTGCTAATTTCCCACTTGGCATTAGGGCGCAACAATTGCATTGCTGTGTCTATTCCATAAAGTTGGTACTTTTTCATGTTAGTTCAGTTTAAGAATAACAATGCCGGAGCCGCCTGCTCCTGAATTTGATGGGCCAACAGTTCCACCGCCACCACCCCCAGTATTTACAGTTCCTGAAGTCCCTGTTCCAGCAGAAGGAGCAACACCCGCTCCACCGCCACCAGCACCTCCAGCACCTCCAGTACCAGTATTTCCTCCACCACCACCACCGCCGCCGTAGGTGACTGAAGAGCCAGAAATAGAAGAAGCACTGCCCGCACCGCCCGCACCATTTACACCGGGGGAACCTGTAGATTGGCCCGCAGCACCAGCGCCTCCACCGCCTGCGCCAACGCCATTTGTTCCTTGTTGTGCGCCACCAGCATTACCTTGACCTGATGTTCCAGAACCAGCGCCGCCTAAATAATAAGACCCTCCACCACCAGAGCCTCCAGTACCGCCAGTAGTTGTAGCATTTTGGCTTCCACCACCACCCCCACCTACAGCACCAGTTGAGCCATTGACAAGCGAACCAAAAGTAGAATTTGAACCTTGATTGCCAGAACCTGTAGATGTTGCTCCGCCAGCGCCCACAGTAATGGTGTAAGTAGTACCAGCGGTTACTGATAAAGCAATTCCGGTCAATAGGCCACCTGCGCCGCCACCACCGCCAAATTGACCGCCGCCACTACCACCACCCGCTACCACCAAATAATCAACGGTAGTAATGCCTGCTGGTGCTGTCCATGTCGCAGTAGACAGGAATTGAATGACTGTGCCTTTTGGAACGGTGTAGGACAAAATGACGATGCCAGAACCGCCAGCCACAGAGGTTGATGGGGTAAATCCACTACCCCCACCACCACCGCCCGTGTTAGCTGTTCCAGCAGTTATTCCAATAACTCCAGAAGTTGTGCCACCACCACCATTACCACCTCCACCAGCGCCGCCCGTGCCGCCAGTTGTATGACCACCACCGCCGCCACCGCCAGCGTAAGTTACGCTAGAGCCACTTATAGTGTTTGCAGTTCCTGCCCCGCCATTGCCGCCAATTCCACCGCTTGATGCAGAACCATTTGTTCCAGAGGCACTAGAACCACCACCGCCACCGCCGCCTGTTGAACCAAGGAATCCATTTCCTCCGCTATTACCCTGAGATGGGCTGGTAGATGGAGTATTTCCAGAGCCTCCAGTACCATTTACGCCACCATAAGCACCACCGCCGCCGGAACCACCATTAGGTGATGTGCTATTAGGACTGCCAGCGCCGCCACCACCACCAGTTGATGTGATGGTGCTAAATATGGAATCACCACCAGCGCCGCCATTGCCGCCTGTACTTGCTGCACCTCCAGCGCCTACAGTAATTGTATAAGTATTTCCAGCAGTAACGCTTAATCCTGTACCAGTACGATAACCACCAGCACCACCTCCACCACCCGTTGAACCACCGCCGCCACCGCCAGCCACAACAAGGTAATCAACAGCGGTAACACCCGTAGGGCATTTCCATGAGCCGGCCGCAAGAAACTGCTCAATGACTACGTAGCCCCCCGCGCTGCGGGTGATGAAGCAGTTTTTAGACGC